AGTCGGCGGCGGCGCGGGGGCGGGGCTTTCGCCTCCCATTGCGCGCCCTTTTCGCGCCGTCGAGAGTGCAATCGCAATCGCCTGCTTCTGTGGGCGGCCACTGTGAACCAGTTCCGAGATGTTGGAGCTGATCGTCTTCTGAGAGCTACCTTTTGCGAGCGGCATGGCGTTACACCGTCAAGTTGTAGAAAGAGATCGCGCCAAGACCTGAGCCTGTGGGGCTATTGTTCAGACCACGGACGCCAAGGGTATATGTGTCGCTGCTGGCAAAACCATTCCCTGTGAGGGAGGCCGTATAGCCGATCTGGATGTCAAAGTTATACCCGGTCGGCACAACGGCAGTGTCAGTTGATTGCGAACTCTGCGCCGAATACGAAGTTTGAATAATACTATCAACAGCAGCCGTCATGGATGTCGCTGCCAGATCAACATCAACTTGCCCACTGCTGAGTGCGGTTCCTGCCCATGTTGCCCCTGTCAGAGTAGCGTTTTTGACCAAAACGACTTCGTATCCGGTAGATCCAGAGGCTGTCGGATGAAACAAGATTGACTGCGGGATAACAATCGCGCCGTAGTAGCTGGAATTAACACGGATCGAGACCAGTGGCGTGAACGTCAATCCAGTATTATTGGCGATGGTGGTGCCGTTGTCAGTGCGTCGAGCGGTAAAGACCTGTGATGTCTGCTCGTACCCGCCCTCAGATTGAACAGACGAGCAAATCATCTGGAGCGTAGAAGAGGAAGCCGTCGCGCCCGTGTTCGTGATCTCAAATCGCAGGGGCAAGATAGCCGTCTGCATATAGACATTCGTGCCGATGTTGGCGTTCTGGAACGTGTGGCAGATAATGAACTGACCATTGACTACGAACCCGCAGCGAACGTTACCCGCGCCAAGCCATTCAAAGTCGAACCACAAGATCTGTGTCTTTGTCAGATCAAGGGTTACGCCGGACGGCCCCGTTCCATCCAGTTTGTCGCCATTCCAACTCGATTGAGCAACATACCTGCTGTCGCTCACAGATCCGCTTGTGTAAGTGCGAATAACAAAAGTTACGCCGTTCGGGCCTTGCTCCAGAAAGACGCCATTGTAGGCGCTGTAGTATCCAACACGCTGCGTCAAATTTGATTTCGCCGCCTCCATCGTGAATGTTTGCAGCGTCAGCAGGCCCTTTCCGGGCTGATAAGGGAATACACGAAAGGTCTGAGCAAGGACCGTCGAGCCGGACGTCGTTGTTACGCTCAGGTTCACGGAAGATTTGTTGGTATTATAAGTGGAACTGCCCCCGGTAGCGGTGACATAACTGTATTGATTGTCTGCGGCAAACCGGGCTTGGCTGTCGAAGATTGTAAATGGAGTTGTGACGCGAAGACGTCCGAAGGCGTCAACAGTTGACCCCCCAAACTGGGAATAGAAGGCGTTATTTATCGTTGTCCCGTACGGGGGATAAACAGTAATTGTCATTGACCCGGCCCTCCACCGACTTTGATTGTCACAGAGGACGACGAAGCGTATGCGGCCACAAATCCACCTGCTTCAAGAACCTGTTGGCCAGTCCATTGAACTGTCGTGTTCCCATTGATTGGCGCATTGTAGAATAAGGCGTTGCTGGCTCCAGCCGTTCCGCCCGTCGGCACGATGGAAACATAAAATGTGGCGGGCGAAGAAGCTGTGTTGCAGATCTCAATGTCTGTGATCGCCATCCGATACCCGGTTGGGACAGTGTAGAGCGTGCTGTAGCTGCCGGTCCCGGCGGCTCCAGAGGACAACGGCTCGCCCTTGATGTAGTTGTACAATCCCGAAAGATTAAAGTTGATGCCATTGATGGCAATGACACCATTCTTTTGCGTTGTCAGGATGTCGTCGAGGCTCGCGGGCATTAGTATTTCCCATCCTGTTGCAGGCGGTAGCGAATGTTTCCGATGCGCCACCAAGAACCAATGTCGTTGCTCTCAATTTTTATGGATGTCAGTCGGCCCCTGAAGCGTGGCGTGATGAACGTGACTGACTGTGTCATTGTGTAAGGACCATAGGTCTGGGGCGTTTGACCGGGATAGTCGGCCACGTAAAACGTGATGCTGACCTGTGCATTCTGCGATCCGCCGTAGTACCCCCACTTCATGTCAGGCCAGATCTGATCGACGAATATTTTAACGTCGGCCTCAGTCATGGCAAAATAACCAGTCTGGAAGTAACTATTCATCGCCTGACCATCTGCGTCGGGCGATGTTTCGTGTTGGTAGATGTAATAATTTGGCGCAGCGCCAATCGGTGGCCCGAGTACACTTTCATTGATCCATGCTGTGCGCGCAAGCGTGCCGAAATCCCACTGGTCCAGAAGGATATTGTATTTCACGTAGTGGCTGACTTCTCCGCCATTGCTGTTGGTCGGGTAGTACCAAGATATCTCGCCGAAGCGAGAGTTTGGAGCAACTCGAATTTTATCCAGATTGTCGGTGTCGAGATCCTGAAAGATCACGTCCCAGATTGGGCAGCGTATTGGCTCGACGCCGTTTCCGGAGAGCTTGAAGAACTGGCTTTGCCCCATCCAGTAGACCGTTCCACCCATTGAAGCAGCAGCCCTGCGACCAATAAGCCCACAACCCGTGCCAAGCTCGTTGATCTGATAGACGTAGGGTTGCCCAACGTACTGCATTGCCCAAACGCCGATGTCGGTCCACACCAGTGTCTGCTGCGGCCCCTGAATGCATTGGACGACTTTGGACCCCTTCGGGATGCGGAAGGAGCCAGCTTGATTGGTTACTTGCGCGGCCCAAACATTGTAATTGTCCACGTCGCACCAGCGCAATAGCAGCGCGTCTTGCACACCGTTGAAAGTGGAACCCCACGCAATGATCTGTCGCTGCGGCATGGCGACAACCATTCCGCTATTGACCGTTGGAGCATTCGCAATGATGTTCCCCACGGGCGTGTTGTCGGACGGGGACCAAGTATAGATTGGTCCATTGAGCGGACACGCAACAAAAATTTCTCCCCAGTTATCAAGCGTCCAATCTGTCGTCGTTATCGGTGTTCCAGTTCCCGATGGGGCAACAACCCCCGATCCATAGCCGCCTGTGCCATAACCGCCGACACCATAGCCAGCGTTGGCCGCAACGGGGCCGATGCCGTTGTAGTAAATATACTGTGCGTTGCCGCTGTTTTCGCTTCCGCTTGTCGTTGCAGAGGCCGCGTTCGGGCCTGTTATGTAAAACGTATTCGTGGTTGGAGCGGGCGACGCGAGAACCGTGTAATTACCGAAAAACGTTATGCCGCCAACAGCTGTCGAGACAAGCACGGGGAATGTATCACCGGCCACAAGGCCGTGATTGTTCAGGGTCACCTGAACAGATGCACTGCCAGAAGTCACTGAGAAGGATGGAACCGCGCCGCCCGAGGCAACTGTCGAGGTTGCATATTCAAAGTTTCCAAACTGATCGACAGCGTTGACTTGAAACTGGTTGGCCGAGACGGGGATCGCCGGGTATTTCCCAAACAGGATCAGGCCGCCGACAGATATTTGAGTGCGAATATCAACAACGTCGTAAGCGTCAAGGCTGCTTCCGTTGGCAGTTATTGTGACAGTTGAGCTGCCCAAAGTAGTTGATACGTTGACAGCCTTGTTGTCTGTTGTTGTTTGCGGCGTAACTATATTTATCGCGTTGTTGTATATGACGCCGAGAGATGATTCAGCGCCAACACCAAGCCATGATCGACCGTTCGTGTCTTCCCATGCCCAAAGCGCCCTGATAACGGAGCCAACGCTACTGGTGTAAAATTTGCTCCAGCCCCCGAGCTTTTGCGGTAACCCAACACCCTGCCGATCCGGAACAAACCGGATCAGATTCGAAACGGAAAGCGCCGCCTCGTTGAGGGCGAGTGTCCGGTTTTGATCGACACCGGGAATAAGTTTGAGGGCAGCGTGCGGCATGAACCGTTACCTCGACGGCGTGGCGACAGGTGACGGGGATTGCGATGACCAACCCGAAGCTTCAAACTTTTTACGAGCCTCTTCAACCATCGCGCCTTTGAGCAGCGCCTGATACTGGCTCTCGTAGGTGACAGCCATCTGCGGGTCATCGTTTGCGCGGCCAAAATTGCGCTGGTATGCCGACACATAAATCATCGAAGCCATGATGAAAATGTCCGGCAAATTGAGGCTGATGAACGTCGATTTGTTCGACGCGGACATGCTCGCCGGGCGGTATGTTCCGACAATTTCGACCGTGTAGTTTGCATTGGGGTATGGTCCGACAAGGAAGGTGTAATCGTCAAACGGCACCCAATACTTTGGCTCTCCGGTCGAGGATGCGGCCCCATAAACGGCGTCAAGAAACTCCTTGGTCGTCGGCGTCAAAGGCACGCGCGTCCCGAGATCCGGGTTGGCCGTCCCCGCAGGTGTGATCAGGTTGATCTGTTCAGGGACAACAAGGGAGCCGTCCGGAAAAGTGTTGTAGGGTACATTGATGGCGCGACTGCCGATAGAGACGCCATAGTTCGTGGTTGCCGCAGATGTGAAAAGAAAATCCAGCTCACGATACATCCGGTTCTCAGCGTACGTGATCATCTGCGGCAGGATCTTCAAAAATTCAGCATTGGTCTCCTCGACGACGGCCATCGTCGCAATCTGCGTGATGTAGCTCGTTGTCCCGGCAACTGTGCCGTCGTATGAAAGGCCGGTCGTCATATTCGCGCTCCTGAGAGCCTATTTTAACAGCTATTCCGCGTCTTTGCACCAGCCGTCCCGGCGCGCATTATTGAGCTTCGCGTCGGCAATGGTCTTGTCAGTGTCTTTGTCGGACCAGCTCACGTAAGGCCAGACGGCGCAGGCGCTAGTCGGGCCGCTTATGCCCGTCGTCTTGGCGCAACTGCCCAGCAGCAGCCCGGTTACCAGCAGCAATGGAATCTTGAGTGCGGCGCAGCGCGTCGGCATTTGTCTTTCCCTCAATTTCCTTGCGAGCATCTCTGCGCCCGCGACCGTAGATGATCCCGATGAAAGCGACAGCGGCGAGAACCCAGCCGCCCACACGGACAAAGGGGGACGCCAGAAAACTGACCAGTTTGAGAATCATGCGCCCTCCTCATCCAGCCGCTGCTTGCGGCGATACCAGACGTACGCGGCCAAGAGCATCACCGCTATGGCAATCAGGACCGCCGGAGTGCCGAAGGCCCCCGTCGCCGCGGCGTAGGCGTCCGCGGCGTCCTGAATGGCGGGCTTTGCCTCCTTGATGGCTGCGCCAGCGGCGGCTGCACCGATGATGATCGAAGCGTTGCCCTCTGTCGATTTTGCCATGCTCTTCGACGGCGCAGGTTTGTCTGGCACGACCCTGCCCTCCTTCGGGGCAATTGGCTCTCCGGCTCCCAGCCCTCGCCAGAGGGCGGCTTCCGCGCGGCGACGACGCACGAGACCCTTCATTTCCTTGCCGTTGGCCTTGGTCCACTTCATGAGCTCTGCCGGCACGGCGTCGAAGGCATTGGCGTTGACGCGCTTCAGCAAGGTCGATTTCTTCAGCGCATCGACGCCGCAGTTGAAGGCGAAAGAAACCAGCGCATCGAACTGGTTCTGTGTCAGGGGCACTTTCACCAGCCGCTCAACGCCCCCCTCGTATTTTGTGAGATCGCGCTGGAGAATGTATTCGGCCTCTGTTGCGGTGACGCGCAGGCCCTTGAAGACCTTCGGCGGCCCAGCCATGCTGGTGTGGCCGTAACCGATCGTCCACGGCTCGCCGCCCGTCGCCGGGTCTGGGTAGGCCGAAAGCTCGAGGCTCTCAAACTCTTTGATGAGATCAATGCCTTCTTTTGAGGTTCGCATGACGATCAGCTCTTGTCTTGTTTGTGATCGAGCTTTTCAAAGATCTGGCGACAGATTTCTTTGATCTCTTTCAAGCCG